TTTTTAAGTCAGAGGGCTTGCGAAGGAATCCTACGCAGATCATCAAGACGAGGGAAGGTACTGCCGGAAGCACTCCGCTTAGCTTTGGTCAAACAGGGTTCGCCAAGTATTCACCAGGAGTAACGACGCTTACTGCTACTACATATAAAAGACCGGAAGATAATGTAGTAGTAACCTCATCATCCTTTGGTGGATACACAGAAGGAGTTGGCACATTGCGTGCCAATGGTGGAGACTTAGGTGGAGGAAGTGAGAACCTTGTGGTTCACAAAGGGTAGGCGAGCACAGAATGAAGAAGACTACGAGACGTGGATTGAAGGAGGAGTAATGCCTACACTAAACGCATTTGACAATGGTGATATTAGAACGACTGTCATTGTTTTTCATCCGCACAGATCTGATGGGTTTAGATTACAAGGAGATGTAATCAATACACTCACAGCTTTTATGGGTACAGGAGGGAATAACGTATCAATGGTTGCTAAAGAAACAACAGTACGCCGCTTAACACCAGTAGAATGTGAAAGATTACAAGGCTTTCCTGATGACTGGACTGCTGGACAATCAGACTCAACTAGATATAAGCAAATGGGTAATGCAGTTGCAGTACCTGTGGTAGAGTGGCTCATACAAAATATAGTAGATATTGCTGAGGTTTCTTAACCCTTTTCCTCAGCTACTAAGAACCCTATCGCTAACCTTTCGGCGGTAGGGTTCTTGCTTTACCCACCAGTAGTATAGAAACCCTTACCCTTAAAGGTGATAGCCGGAGAGTCCCATACACGGCTCATAGTTTCGTGACACTCAAAGCACATAGGAGTAGATGCCTCCTCGTGGATAGAACGCTCAACCGATATGGTTGCATTGCACTTGCCGCACTTGTAGTCATAGATCATAACTGCACTGCCTCCTCGATAGGTAGATAACCTACTAACTTATCAACCTTGCCTATCTTCTCAAACTCAGTAGTAGCTGGCAGGTAATGCACATACCAGACCGGCTCTGCTAAATCCATTAGGTCAAAGGAGTAGATACCAAGCGGAGTAGAGTTGATGTAGTAGGGAACAAGGTCACGCTCTGCAGCTTGGGTGATGAGCTTGCGATACTTCATCTCTTCAATGAGCAAGGTGTCATAGTGCCTAGCCCTGCACTTTAACTCTATGTAGTGACCTGCTTGCCTAGAGATGCAGTCATAGGAATCATAGATGCCCTCACTCTTTACTAAATCTGGGTATAAACCCTCGCGCAAGAAAGTAAATAGTAGTTCCTCGTTCATTGCCCATTAGCAATCCCGCTATGTCCATCCCAGCCTTGTCTTTTATGGATAGAACTATTCTTAGAGTGACGCTCAAGTAATGTCTCTAATTGTCTTTCAGTATCGGCTGAAATAGAAACGCCACAAATACATTTGAAGGTATATGTCATTGCCAAGGACTAATCCCGCCAAGATTATCCTGCAACCTACGAAGTGACTTATCGCATCTACGATCTGCAGTAGAGATAGCGCACTCTAATACCTGTGCTATCTGTTGCAGAGTAAAGCCCTCGTGGTGGCGCATACGCAAGAGAGCCTGGTCATCTTGTTCTAGTTGAAGAAAGCCCTTCTTGATATCAATGAGGTTAGCTAGTAAGTTGCCACCTTCTGCTGGAGATGATGAACCTTTAGGTTGCCCGTCGTTAATCATCTCTTGTGCCTGCTCTAATACTGTGCCATCTATGATAGATGCAATGACAAAGGGAAGCAGTTGACCAAGAGTTGCTGACTCATAGTAAGCCTCATCATTAGTCTGATAGCCAGACTTAGATGCCTTCTCCTTGCGTGCATAGCGCTCAGCTACACGTCTCATCTGCCACGCTATGCGTTGCTCGTTGTGCCTGCGTCGCTCTTCAATTGGCTCCATTAAATCTTCAGTATGATCTGCAGCCCTTGTCATAGCCCAAGCCATTAGCTCTTGCTTGATGTCATCCTTTTCCACGTGCTTGTTATACCTACGATGAATAGTGTTAGCCACGCTAGGCACGAGGTCATATATTACTGGATGTAGTTCACTCACAGTCGGGTAGCACCTGATCTATAGTGTGTTGGATGTTGAGTAGCTTGATAGCAAGGAAATCTATGTAGTTGCTAGCATCAGCTAACTCTTCAATGAGTTCTCTAATAGTATCTGATGTAGTAAAGGACTCAAACTTCTGGCCTTGTGCTATTGCGTATTGACTATGGCCTACACCTTTGACTCGGTTAGCACGAAGTGATGCAAAGGATTCAATGAAGGATGTTAAATCCTCAGTTGATACACCCACTGCACGATAGCCAGTAACTGCAGCGTGATCTGCTAGCGGGTTGGTTGGGGTCTTATTAGTAGAGTTTGACTTTGGTAGTTGGCTTGCAAGATCTGAAAGCCCATATGCTGCAAAGTCTGTATCATTGTGTCCCACTCTCGTTCTGTCATTGTCATACATTCGACTCCCCTATCAGTAACTTCCTCGTAGCAGGACCACCATTAGCCAAGTAATAATCATTGATGTCCATACCTGGTGGTAGTGTAACAATCTGTGAGTTCATTACCTCATTCGCCACACGCTTAGCAAACTCAGCTCCAGGGTTAGAGCCATCCTCTTTGACATCATTATCACCAACAACATAGATAGTTTCGTACCCCGCAAATAGCTTGGGAAAGTGGTTCTTCCACGCTGCAACACCTGGTACACCTACTGCTGGGATACCTAGCTCACCACTAGTAATGATGGCATCTAACTCACCTTCACATACTACGATGTATGGCGAATCAATAGTGATATCACATACGTTAAACAGGTGTGCCTTCTGCCCAGTAGGTGAACCATACTTAGGTTTAGCATCATCTAATCTTCTAAACTTAAAGCCAACACAACCACCAGATGCGGTGATGTATGGGATTGATAACCAACCCTGATACATCTCGTGACCATTGATTGGTTTAGTAATAGTGCCTAACTGAAACTTAGCTGCAGTAGTTTCACAGATCCCACGTGCGTCTAGTACGGCCAGTGCTTCTGGACTTATTGCCTGAGCGTATTGTTGCGCCGCTTCCAGTAGCAATTTCGACTGCACGTTTAAGGCCATCGTTAAACTCCAAGTTCTCTAGGATGCACACTAGGTTAGCTGCATTGCCACCCTTACCGCAGGTATGGCAGAAATATAAATTGTCATAAGTATTGATAACTGCTGAGCGTCTACTGTCACTATGTAAACAGCAACGAACCGAAGCGCTCTTGCCTTCACGTACCTCACCTCCATAGTGGGAAACAATTGCTCCTATGGGGATTGAGTTTGCATCAACGGCACCTTTGTACCGTCCCGCTTTACGTACCCTGGACCAGTCTTGTGCTGACATACACACCCCTTATCATCACACTTATCGTGCCATTGAGCTGAACGCTTGTAGTGTGCAAGAGTGTTCTCTTCTCCACCCTTATGACAGTTCTGGCAAATCATCTTCTACCTCTTCGACTACTGGTTCTACTGGTACTAGTATCTCTGTTGTTGTTATTTCTCCACCTGGTACTGGCATTACTGTTTCTCCTTTAACCATTGTGCTAGGTCCTGAATGACCCAGGCTTGATCTATTGAAGCGTTGCGACGCTTAACTATTACATATGACAGAGGAACTTCCCCAAGACCTCTAGCCTTAGCATAGTTAAGCGCCTCAACTTGTGCTTCTCTCCAGAACTCAGGCAGCGAAAGGGTTGCCCTGTTCTTGAGTTCAAGGATGTAAGTTTCTCCCGCGATAACAGTAACGATGTCGCCCTCATCCTTTGCCCCAGCTTTAGACAAACGCTCTGCCATAACTCCGGCCTTGCGGAGCCACTTCATTACGTCAGTTTCGAACTGAGAACCCTTAGTCTTGTTGTACTGACTCATCTACCAGTACAACCTTGTTGATTTTATAGATGATATTACCTTCTTCATCCTTAACTAATTCGACAATACCAGATTGCAATAGAGCACCAACGAAGTTGGTCAGGTCTACCTTGAGTGCATCAACTTCTGCACGTAGCCCATCTGCCTTGAGATTATCTCTGTACTTATTTGTTAACTGTCCTTCAGACATTGTAGCCTCCTTGGTATCCTGCGATTGTATCTTTGCGTAACATCCAACCAAACTCGTTTTGATCTGATATCTGTACTGCTGCATAGTTTACCAGTAGCTGTGCGTATTTACTGCCGTCTGCAGTATGTGCGCCAAAGCGATTCTTTACTGGTGCAACCTTGAGTATTCCTTGTGTCGGGTCATAGCCCAGTGTAAGTATCAGTGCAGGTAACTGACTGACCTTTCCGTGAATTGCTCTGCGATGAGGTGGGTTACTAGGTGACCCATACTCTGACTGTTCTGATACGTGATGAAGTACTAGGACACAGGCCTCAGTCTTGCGTGCCATATCGTGTAGCTCCATCATAATAGCTCTTAGTCCAGCCCACTCGTTGTCTGTCTCAGCAGTTATGTTCATCAAGTTATCAATGACAATCAACTCAGGTGGCTGTCCATAGAGTTCAACGTAGGCCCTTATCTCCAACTCCAAATCATCAATGTTCGGAGATGAATCAAAGACCCACTTGATGTGTGAAAGTTTGTCTAAATGTGCATTGTAGTACTGGCTATTGTCTGAAAGGTTTGCCTCAACTGTCACTTGTGAGTGACCAGATAGATGCGATACAGACCTCATCATTACTGTTGTTGTGTCAGTGTCTGCAGAAAAGAAAAGCGTAGGCACTTTGGCTTTGATTGCATAGATCAGAGCGAACATAGATTTACCGGCGTTAGGTGCAGCAGCTACCATACATACCTGGCCTCTGCGAAACTTAATGCCTTCTGCTTTCAATCCATCCCACACGTCTGGTAATGGTGTTGCTTTGGTAAGCACACCACTCCAAGCGCGGGAAAGATTAAGCACTCTTCCAGTCCTTTACTCTAATCTTGCTTCGTGTACGTAACAAGGTGCGTTCGTATTCTGTTAACCCACCCCAGATACCAAAGCGTTCATTCTTAATACCCCATTGAGCGCACTCAGTTCTGTGGATACAACTC